CCTGCCGCAATAAGCGGCGAGTAGTTGTGTCCAAATGACGGGCTGTCGGTAGGGACGAATTGCGTTGCGTAGTCGTTGGCAGCGTCAGGAGGCAGCACACTGACAATGGTCACGCAATCACCAGGCACTGCGTATGCGTACTCCCACTCAGGCCACACGTTGGTCACCTGTGCAAGATTGACACGCTTGGAACCGAAGTTCCAGTTGTGCATTTGCAGCAGGGAGTCTCGAGCAATGGGGTAGAAACGATGACACAACCCGGCTTGAAACGATGCTTCAGGCGGGTCAATGCTTGAGACTGTCGCCTCATCCCCGATGTGTGATAGTGCTAGGTTGCAAATGTCAACTTCCGATGCCATAGAAACCTCCTAGAAATAAGGGGGAGCCGTGGTTTCCCAGCGACTCCCCCCATGCGGCAAATCAAATCAAAGGATCAACCCTCGTCAACGTCCGCTTCATCATCCGAAGACTTACGCTTGCCCTTGGCTTTCCACTTCCTTCCGGAAGCATCAACCGTAGGCTCGCCGTTGCCTGTGCCTGTCACCAATTCGACACAGTCATTTGAATCTCCGTTGTACTCAAAGACATCACCTTCCTCGCGGATGGAGTTGTCGATGTAGCACTTCATTTTGGCGCGGTACATTGGCATGGTTGAATCCTAATTACTGAACAGTAAATCCGGATGCGTAGAACTTCTTGCCATCCTGAATGTCAGAAGTGATGTAAGCGCACACAGCACCCGTGGTTGGGGTTGTACCGAGAGTGCTATATCGCGCTCCCAAGTACCGCGCACCAACACCCGAGCCGCCTGTTGCCTTGTAGATACCAGGCGTGAGGCGAACGTAGTACGAGTTTCCTGCTGGGGTCAGATCAGCAAGTGCAATTGCACCCGAAGATCCACCAGCAACAATGCCCGTAGTAAGCGCAACATTCGTTGCGTAAATCACTTCAAATTGAAGCGAGGTGAGCGTGTTATACGCTTCGGTAAGCGTGAACACCATGTACAGATCTTCGCCTTCGCCAATGTCGCGAGCAACGCCAAGATCAATACTGTTTGTGGAAACGACCGGGGTTCCCGCGACAGGCAAAGCAGCCTGTCCGGTGATTGATCCGGTTGCCGGAACAGTTCCGGAAACGACTGATAGTGATTCAATAATCATGTGAGTAATTCCTTTCTAGGAAATTGACTTAGGAAACTTGCGACTCGGTGTTGATGAGCGAATCGACCTTGCGGATTGGAACGCCTTGGAACGACAACCATGAGTTTGGCATACCAAACTGCGAAAGACCTTCGTTGACCTTGAGAACATACTGACTCTTGTCCATCGCCTGGATGGCAAGACCACTATGAACAGTACGGTTCATGTAGAAGGCAGCGCGACCCATTGACAGATTTGGGATGCGGTAAATGGCGCGTGACATCATCTTGATAAGGTTGGTTGCAGCAGATGCGGCCTGACCGTTTGTACCGGCAATCAAGTCGGTGGTGTTGATGTTGCAGATACGAACAACATAACGCCAATCCTTCACAACAAGACCGTTCTTCCACTGATAGCGGGTCGCATACGCTTGCATGCGGTTGCTGTTTTCATAAACGGTTTGTTCGCCAAGATCCTCATGCACAAGTCCTGCCTTGGAACCTTTCGGGAACGGGCAGTACACGGTGTTGTCGCCCCACACAACGAGGTACACCGAGGTGCTTGCAGTGCCTGAGTATGTACTAGAACCCTTAGCGTCCAATACGTTGGCAATGTTGCCAGCACCAGTAAGTGCGGAGTAACGAGGAGCAAGACCAAGGTACGACTTTGGTTCGGTGGCAGGATTGCCGTAGAACAAGGTCGTTGCCTGAGTTTGATTCATCGCCTCAAGGAATGCGGTGTCTTCGGACAAACGGAATTGAGCCGTGTTGCCGTTGAGCATTGCAAGATCCTTGTCAACTTCGGAACGAGCCTCAAGCATGCCGCATGCTTCGTCAACCTGTGCGGTCGATGACTTGCTGTTTGGGATGCCTTGATTGAGTGCGCGCCAATACACGGTTGGAAGACCAGTACGAATGACTACGCGCTCGCCGGTTGGCAGATTGCCTTCCTTGAACACAGCGTCCTCAAGGACTTCGTTGGTTTGCGACAGAAGTTCGGCGATAATTGGAACGGTACCGTTTGGATCTAAACGCTTCGCCCAGTCGGCGAGTGTTAGATTGCTATTGCTATTTGCGATTACTGCCATGTGAGTGTTTCCTTATAAATTAGGACTGTTTGGAATAAAGGAAGGCTGCTTGGCTGGCGAAGTCTCGCGGCCGTCCCTGTGTAGGGGCTGCACCGTTTGCCTGTCCAACGTAGCGGTCTTCGGAAATTGACTTACCCGCTCGGAACATAAACCGGATGAACTCCGGGTGATTTCCAAGACCGGATTCGTTCAGTAGCGATCTAAGTTCAGGTGTCCCGAACTGGTCGAGTGCTTTCTTCGCGGTGGACAAGTTCTCGGAGAGTTTCTCTCCCCCAAATTCCTTGTCAACCTTTGAACTGTCAGCCCATTGTGTACGAAGTGTCTCGATCTGCTGGGCTTGACGCGCCTCCATCTTTGGAGCCATACGGTCAAGTACCTTCTGTGCAGCATCCTGGGTCAGGTTCAATTCCTTTGCAACATCAGCAAATGCGGTCAGCACTTCTGCGTCGAATGCTTTGCCTTCTGAGGCTTTGAATTCGTACTTTTCGGGTGCGCCCTGTGGAGCGTCAACCTTTGTTGCGTCGGGTTCGACAGCCTTGGTTGCATCCGCAACTTGCTGTTCCTGTCCTTCGGTTGCTTTGCCACCGTAGAGCGCGTCAGCAATGCTTACATCGCTCTTGGGTGCAGCGTCAGCGACAGCAGTGTCATTGGTTGTTGCTGTTGTCGTTGTCAGTGTGTCTGCCATTGTGTTCCTTCACCATCGTTGGGTACAACTCCGGGCAAAGCGAGTGGATCATGTCGAGGGTACGCAGTCCAAAGTTCCGGTTTCCTTCTGCAAAGGCCATTGCCATTGCATTGGTGTTGAAACTAAGCCTAAATACTCCAGCCTGATCTAGATGTCGCCACAAGAATCGGCGACCTCGCTTGCTACTCATCAACCACTTGATATCCGATTCCTCGATTTCCTTGGACAGTTTGTCGCGCAGATCGCGTTCTGCTTTCGTGCGCTCCTGTCCACGAATGTCGAGCGGGTCATAGTTGCTCATTGGATAAATTTAGCGAGCGTTATTCACAATACGGGTACTACACCTGGGAAGGTGACGGTGATCCGTACCCTGAGAATTGGTTCATCACATCCATAAGCGCGTTCTGACCACCACCAGTCGGAGCCTGTGCAAGATTCCTAGCGGTTTCGCTTTGCTGCTGCATTGCTGCGACCTGCTCCTTTGCAGCCATCGCCTTGTTCCGTGCGTCGCGGATTAGTGCCACTTGCTTGTCGGCAACGATCAGACCCGAGCATGTCGGAGTACGAGACCACCCATTGGTCAGCGTCAAACTTGTCAAGCACATCAGGTTTGAAGGTGGCGACTTGACCGAGGTTGCCAACGAATCTGTCAACGCTGTTGGTTCCGATGGCTCGTTGAGCCTGGGCAAGCATTGACACAAACTCAACGCTCAAGTCCATGCCTTGCAGTTCGGGTGGTGCTGGCGGGACGATCCCGGCTGCAACCATGCGGGTAAAGGTGATGTCAATGAGCGGGTCAAGAAGTTCGTTGTGCAAACGCTCAAGCACAGGGCCAAGCATCAGCAGTTTCTCCTCATGCCGCTCTGCCACCTCGGTCGCTGTCATGCGGGTGTCGGTGGCGTTGGCAAGCATTAGGAACAGATCAGCGTAGAACGATCCGCGCACACGCTCGCGCACATCCTGAATGTCACCGAGCAGGTGTTGCAGGTTGAGGTTGACCTCAAAGGCAGTCTTAATCCCTGAGTTGACACCATCAACAAACGTGATACCACCGGGCAACATCTCAACATCACGGTTCTTCATGTTCGCCGGGACTTGCAGCGGCGGTTTCGTCTGGTAGTCGATGACCTGCGCCTTGCGTAGTTGTTCGTGTTGCAGTTGCTTGATGTCACCCAATGCTTCCATGCCAGGCGAGTTCCCGTAGATATCACCCCCAACGGTTGACCAGCGAGGGACAAGGCATGGGAACTGAGCAAATCCACTTTCGGACAAGAACTTGTTTGGTTCTCCTCCAACTTCGAAGTACCAACTACCCCACGGCATATTCTTGTTGTCGCGCTTTGAATGATCGCGGTCAGCGCGAGGTTCAATCGCATGAATAATGGTGATCCATTGGTCAAGGGAACCCCTGTCGTATTGGTTCTGCACACTTGTCGAACAGTTCTTGTAGCCAAACTCTTTGACGAGTTCGCTGACGGTCTTTTCAAATTCTCGGTACAGGGTGCAAACGCGACCCTGATAGTCCGTGGCAATGCAATACTCGCCACAAGTCACGGGGTACTGGTGGATGACATTAGTGAAGTCCGGCAGCACAATCGAGGCGGCCGTACCAAATGTCCCAAGTTCCTCGTACATTCCGTGTAGTGCGCGATAGGTGTTGGATCGTTGAAAGACCAACTGCATGCGCTTCGTGACATCATCAAGCCACAGTTTAACTGGCTGGTATGAATTCAACTCAGGGTCGGCGGTTCCGAGTCGAAACCACGGCCGCGCCGGCGAAGTTGCACCAGCCATCATCCCTGCACCGAGAGTTCGTAGGGCGCGAGTCCCTGTGTTGTCGTAGATGGCGTTGTGTCGGCGGTATCCCTTGTCGCGGTCTTGCGAGAAGTATCGACCATTGCGAGGGAGGATGAAGGTTGTCAACTCCTGATAGTGCGCCCACCAAGACGCACGTTCAGACTTGAGTTGACCCCACCGCGTGAACAGCCTGTCGCGTGTTGGAGCGTTTTCGTACGAGTTGTTGTCGCCAGTGTATTGACTCATGTTTATCCACCTAGCAGCGAACTGCGTCCGAGCGCGAGCGAGTTCGGGTCAACACCTGCCGGCCCGGTAAGCATTGTTCCTGACGGGCCACCACTTGCTGCCCTCGATGCACCCGCCATAATGCTGTTGACATCGGGCGAGCGGCGGTTGGCAGCGTTGATTGCCATCTCGCTTTGACGTTGCTGCGAGGTTGCTGCTGCCGTTGCTTGGGTCTGCGCCTTCTTCTGCTGACGGGCTGCGTCATCTTGGGCCGCTTTGCCCTGAATTGCAGATGCTGTTGAAACACCAACACCCGCTGCTGCCGATGCTGCCATTACGCCAAGTGCAATTGATGAAAATGCTGGCATTAGAGTTCCTTTACATATGTTCGTTCGCTTAACTGGAATCCCATCCGAGTGAGCATCCGCTCCACGGTGGTGTTGACCATCAGGTCTGACATTGTGGCGACCTGTGCGCCTTGTTCCTTTGCCCACGCCTCGTAAGCCTTGACAAGCAGGATTGCTGCCCGGCTACCACGGGCATCCTCATTCACCCACCATGCGAGTTCGTGCGCCATCTTGACACGGGGGCAGAACCAAATGGGGTTGATGATTGCGCCGAGCATGGCAACGACTACGCCACCGAGGTCAGCGACGAACACACACCCATGTTCCATGAGCGCGTGGATCGCTGCTTCCAGTTCCGTGTCGGTTGCGTTGATCATCGCTGCGTGTGGCGCGAAGTTGTGGAATTGCCTACTCATATGCGTAAGAACCTCCACATCGTCAATTGTTGCGCGGCGAATCGTCAGCATAAATTAGCCCTCAATGCATTGCATACGGGTACTAGACAACATGTTTGTACGGGTCATACTCTTCGTTTGCAGTTGATTTGC